CTGGGGGTCTCTGTCTTCACGCATGGAGAACTGATCATGAATAGATCGCGAACGAGAACGCCTAAGGCATTGATTGGCACGTGGAAGCATGTCGCTTACTCGGCTTCATCTGAGCATGTGATTAGCCAAGCTGCCACTCCGAATGATGTAATCTCGGAGTCAATGGAGGATGTTGTTACTCCTCTTTTCCATAAGCGTATCTCACGCGGCGATGTGGTCAATAATCCGTGTGCGTACACCGTACGTCGCCAGAGTGGCGGCGGAGGTACATACCGAGCAGTTTACATGGCCGACCCTTCACAGGGTTTCCATAGTGACGGGGACGGGTCGCTCTCTGCAGCCTACTGGCAACAGTGGGGGAAAATTGAGCCGATCTATCCCTCTTGCTCGGATGGGGCTGATTTGGCGAAGCTACGTGCTCTTGCCAATATCGATACCACGCCGTACGAGTTCATGGAGGACATGTTTGAAATACGGGAAACGATTAAGTTTCTCCGCAATCCTCTTCATGGGTTGCTCAAGCTGTCCAAGGCATTCAAGAAGGACGTAAGTAAATTGTCCTTGGGTGACGCCACGAAACAGGCGAAGGCATTTGCCAACCTCTGGCTGGAATATCGCTTTGCGGTATCTCCACTTGTTCGTTCAGCGTATGGCATTGCTGATGCGATGTCCCACCCCATTCCTCAGCGCCCGAAAAGGCGCTCTGCTCGCGGCTTCGCCAAGAGCAGTAATCGAGGAGCTTGGAGTCCTTTCTACTACCCCTTTACCTTCGATTGTAAGAATTCAATCGAATCGGAGTGGAAGGCCTCGATTCTTTATGAGGTCGCAAATCCACTCTTAAATAGGGGAGAGTCCATGGGACTAAGGTTCAAGGATATACCTGAGACGTTATGGGCTATCGTGCCCTACTCGTTTATGGTTGATCGTGTTGCGAATATCTCCGATATGATTCGGGGATTGACCAACCTCCTTGACCCTTCCGTGAAGATATTAGCTGGGTCGGTTGTCGAGAAGACCAACCGGAAGTTTTCTGTCCGGGTAATCTCCCAAGACAATTCCAGCTATGCTGTTTCCATAGATGCTGATGTCTTTCATGACGACAGCTTCAGGTACATTCGTACCGTATGGGAACCTACCGCGTCCGATACACTGCCACCGATCTCTGTTGGCGGACTCGTAAAAGACGTTACCTCAACTGCTGACCTTTTATCCCTGATATTAGCAAACTTCAGGGTTCCGGACAAGTTTTTCCGGATTTAGGCCATACAAAACGGGAGATATCCCTATGTCCATCACTACCGCAAGCCTCCTTAAGGATGGCACTATCGCGGCATCTGCTGGCACGAGTGTTAGCCTCAACTCTCTCGGTAAGAACCTGTCGGAGCAAAAAGTATACTTCGATGGCACTTCCGTCCTGGATCGTTCCTCGGCCGGTTTTTCGGTCAAGGTCCCCAGGGTTAAGGCTGATGCCCCTTCCGGGTACACGCAAGCACGCAGCACTGTTTTCATCAGTGTTCCGTTGACGCTTGCCGATGGCAGTGTCACGTTCAATACCGTCACGATTACTGTGGCGGCTGACGTGGCTTCTACTGCTACGGACGTCGATCGGTTGCGCAGCTACGGTGCCCAGGCTCTGGCCGCTTCGGACTTCGACGCCTTTTGGCAAGGTCAGTCGGTGGAATGATCATGTGGTTCACACATGACTTTATCACCGGCTTTCTCGCGCTAATGGGCGACGTCCTCCACGCTGTGTTAAATGCGTGGACCTTCCTCGGTGGAACCATCTTCTGAGGTAAGGGCTTCGGCTATTGGGGTAACACCACTCATCCCATTTATGGAGTAAACCACTATGGGCGCCAAAAAGAAGCAGATACGCTCTTTTGACCCTGCCACCGTGCTGGTTCGCATGGAGCAGGAAACACTCCGTGATCTGTCCACCTTAAAACATGTGTACTCGGTGGATCAGCGCGCGCTGTCTTTCTTGACAGATACTTGGGTTCGATCATTTCGAAAGAAATTCGTTCCCATCGGTTGTGATCAGACACCACTTGAAGAGAAGACGTTTAGGAAGTTTCTGGACGTCAACTCTCATATGGCCGAGTATAGTGATATACCTTGGCCAGGTGTGGATGCACTACAAAGCTCGACCCCGTACTTCGATAGGGTTTTGCTGCGTATGCGTTCCTTAGCACGATTTGTGCTGACTGATTTCTCTCTTGATGAGTTCTACTCAGCCGCAAGGCATGGGCAGGGCTCCACGGTTGGTGTTCCGTTCGTGGATACCAGCATCGAGAGGAAGTTTTCTTATCCGATATCTGTCACTAAGCGTGCGAAACCCCTCTTTGAGGACCTACTTCGCTGGGACATTCGTCTCAACGACAGCATTTCCTTGCTGAATGCCAATTCTCTTGGCAGTAGGTTTGAAGAGGTAAGGGGCTCACGGGCTACTACTGTCGAAAAGACCAGCAGCATTAGGCGTATGATCGCCGTCGAACCTACTGCGAACATGTACATGCAGCAGGGGTTGATGACGATGATGTATAAACGCCTTAGAGCGGTTGGTTTGGACGTTAGTTCTCTCCCCGGTGCGCACACGAGGCGGGCTTATGAAAGCTCGATTACTGGCCGCGAGGCCACGATCGACTTCTCATCTGCCTCCGACTGCGTGTCGACTGGGCTGCTAAGGTGGTTACTACCTCCGAAGTGGTTCAGGTATCTGGACGCTGTGAGGAGCCCTGAAATGTCCCTTAAGGGGGACTGGGTGACTCTCAATATGTTCAGTACCATGGGTAATGCGGGAACCTTCCCGCTTGAGACTCTCGTCTTCTGGACTATTGCTGTGGCATGCGATGCTCGGAACTATGCATCGACTAACGCCCTGCTCCCGGAAATCGGGGCATTTGAAGGCGTATCGGTGTTTGGCGACGATTGCATCTTGCCTAGTGATACCGCAGGCCCCTTTATGTGGGTTGCGGAGTCCCTCGGTTTTATCGTCAACAAGGAGAAATCCTTTTATGGCGATGAGGGGTTCAGAGAGTCCTGTGGTGGTGACTATTACCACGGGATCGACGTGAGGCCTCTGTACATCGAGGCCCCCCGCAGCTTGAAGCGGTCGGATCTTGAGTCCTGGCTGTACATTGTTGGAAACGGAGTTTTAAAGAAGTACATTTCGTACTTCGGCTCCCTAACCTATGTGTACCAGCAGGGCTTTTGGTCTTATTACTTCTCGCTGTTTCGTCGGCACGGTTTTTCAGTCAAGATTGTGCCCGATGACTACCCAGAGGATAGCGGTCTGCGTCTGTTTCATGATGTGGGCCGGTTTGTTGAGACGTATAACATTAATCTCAGCAAGATCACTATCTCTCACCACGGTACCGTCTCGTTCTCCTATAACCGGTTTGTGTACCGGGAAAAGGAGTCGAATTTTGATACTCTTCGCTATGCGTATGGCCTAGGCCACGGCATTTTCACACCGTCCGATTTCTGGGCGGTGTTCTGCGAGGGGCTTCGAAGGACGAGGCCTGCTGGAGAGCAGGTTTTCGAACGGAAGACCCGTAAGGTAGGTGGTTATGTAGTAGCGAACGGCACATCATGCTTTATCGATGTGAACCTCCTTCGCAGGCAACTGCGT